CGGACACCGCACGAAGTCGTGCATGCGCTGCATTGAGGCGGCTGACAAGTTAAGGGCGCGGAAATGACCGAGAACCCTGGCCCAGGCGCTACGTACTGCCCGCGCTGTCACGCCGAGCACTACTTCAAAGAGGTGCGGCTTGAAGGCTGGGCAACAGACTTCTACGCCAAGGGCAAATGCCGCGATTGTGGCGAGTGGACGGCTACCCGCAAGTGGTTGAACTGGAATGACATTAGGGATATGGAAAGAGAGGGAAAGTGAAGTATTCAGACTTTTTATCATCCAAAAACAAGCGCATCCAGTTGGTTGGATTCGACGCGGCACCGAGCCATGTCAGTCTGTACCCGTTTCAGAATGCAATCCTGAACCGCGCAATCAAGATTGGACGCGCTGCCATATTCGCAGACTGCGGCCTCGGCAAGACACCGACGCAGCTAGAGTGGGCGCGGCAGATTCACGCGCACACTGGCGGCAACGTGTTAATCCTTGCGCCGCTTGCGGTGGCAGATCAGACAGCGAAAGAGGGCAAGAAATTCAACGTGCCTGTCAATGTCTGCCGCAAGCAATCAGATGTTGTGGATGGCGTGAATATTGCCAACTACGAAATGCTGAGTCACTTCGACGCGAGCAAGTTCAAGGGCATCGTCCTTGACGAGTCAAGCATCCTGAAAGCGTACGAAGGAAAGATGCGCCAGGAGATAACGGAGTTCGGGCGTGCAATCGAATATCGCCTTGCATGCACAGCGACACCCGCGCCGAACGACTGGACAGAGATTATCAATCACGCCGAGTTCCTTGGCGTGATGAACGGTAAGGAAATCATTGCCACGTACTTCATTCAGGACGGGAACACCACGCAGAAGTACCGACTGAAGCGTCACGCCGTGCATGACTTTTGGGCGTGGGTCTCTTCGTGGGCAATTGCGGCGCGGCGTCCGTCTGACCTTGGGTTTGATGATTCAACATTCGTGCTCCCGGCCCTGCGTGTTTATCAGCACGTGGTCGAGTCGCCAATCACTGACGGCGTTCTCTTTCCGATGCTGGCCCACACCATGCAGGAACGCCGACAAGCCCGCCGTGAGTCTCTGCCGGATCGCGTAGCCAAGGCGGCGGCAATCGCCAACGCGACAGATAAGCCGTTCCTCCTGTGGTGTGACCTCAACGCTGAATCCGAGGCGCTTTGCAGTGCCATTCCCGGCGCTGTCGAGGTGCGCGGCTCACACACGAATGAGCAAAAGACCGACCGCCTAATGGGTTTCACTGAGGGTCGATACCGCGTGCTCGTCACGAAGCCCACCATCGCCGGATTCGGAATGAACTGGCAACACTGCGATCAAATGGCATTTGTGGGCCTGTCTGATTCGTTCGAGCAAATGTATCAGGCGATTCGCCGTTGCTGGCGATTCGGGCAAGCGAATCCTGTTGATGTGCATCTGATTTGCGCGGAGAACGAGGGCGCTGTCTTGGCGAATGTTAAGCGCAAAGAAGCCGAGCACGCCGAAATGATGGAAAACATCGTCCGCCACGCGGCGAACGATTTCACACTGGGCAAGACGAGGGAAATGTCGTATCACAACACAATCCCGATGGATCTGCCGTCGTGGATGCAGGAGGCCGTATGAAAGAGTTTCACGAGATGCCGGGCGTAGTCGACCAAGTTATCACCGACAAATACGCCGCGTATTGTGGTGATAGTGTCGAGCTGATTGAGGGACTGCCAGACAACAGCATCGGACTGTCTGTGTTCTCCCCGCCATTTCCGGGCATGTATGCCTATTCCAATTCGGCGCGGGACATGGGGAACTGCGGCACCATCGATCAGATGCTCGCGCAGTTCCGGTTCCTTGCCCGCGCCATGCTTCGCCCGATGATGCCGGGGCGGCGAATCTGTTGCCACTTAACCCAGGTTCCTGCCTTCAAGTGGTCAGACGGATACCTCGGGTTGAAGGACTTTCGCGGGCGCACGATTGAACTTATGGAGTCTGAGGGCTGGATTTACTACGGCGAGGTCTGCATCGACAAATGCCCGCAGGTGAAGGCGGCGCGGACAAACGACAGCACTCTACAGATGAAAACATTCGTTTCGCATGGCGAGAAGTTGCGGCCCGCGCTCGCTGACTACGTCCTTTTTTTTATGAAGCCGGGTGAATCGCCGGAAGCGATCCAGTGCGGCACGCACCCCAAGTATCCAGACGCCACGGGATGGCTGACGCCGGAGCAATGGATCGATTGGGCGCATCCTGTTTGGAAGGACATCCGCGAGACGAACGTGCTCAACGTGGCGCAGGCCCGCGAGCCTGATGACGAGAAGCACCTTTGTCCATTGCAACTCGACGTTATAGAGCGCTGTGTGTTGCTCTGGTCAAATCCCGGAGATGTTGTTTTCTCCCCGTTTATGGGTATCGGCTCTGAAGGGTATGTATCACTAAATCACGGGCGGCGCTTCATTGGCTTTGAGTTGAAGCCGTCTTACTTCAAGACAGCATGCCAGAACTTGGCCCAGGCCGCGAGTGCTGAGAATTTACTGACCGGATTGATGGTTGCATAGCTACAACTAACCGCCGACGCGGTTTAAGGAGGACGTATGCGGACGAAGGAAGAGATTGTCGAATCGATAGAAGCAGTGAAGCGCGAAGTAAAACACTACGAGAACCGACGTGAAAGCATGTGTGCCCAACTCGCCACCCTCGAAGCCGAACTCGCGGCGCTGCCGAAGGAGCCGGTGAAGTTGGTGGTGAGAGGTAGCGACCGATTCAATACCAGAATATACGCGGGCCACGATGAGGCGTGGACTGTCTCGGTAGACAACATTGTTTGCCGGCACCACGGCATCGACCCAGCCCACCTTGTCCGCTTCATCACGACGTACCCGATTGTGCCGAGGTTACTGGACGCGATGTTTGATGATAAGGGTCACACCCGCTACGTTGCCCGAGAAAAGGACGCGCAAGAGATTCGCGACCTCGCCCGCCGCTATCACGACGCGATGAAAGGAGGTGCGGCATGAGCACGATTAACGACGGCGGGCCTGCGTTCCCGAGCGAGCAACACGAAACGCAAGACGGTACATGGAATCAAACGTATGCGACCGGCATGTCGCTGCGCGATTACTTCGCGGCATCGGCGCTAAAGGGCATGGAAGTACCTAATGGCGGCGAGTACTCGCGCAATGACCATGAGTCTGGCAGTCCACAACGCGAGGCCGCGTGGATTGCAAGAGAGGCTTACTGCATTGCCGATGCCATGCTGGCCGCGAGAGAGCGAGGTGCGGCATGAGCACTCCCACCCTCACCGAACTTGCCGCGCCCGTGCTGCTAATGGCCGAGGCGTTCACGTCACACATGGTACACCTGCACACTGACACCACCGAGAACGTCGCAGCCCTCGTCGCGTTCAAGCGAGCGTTGAAGGAGGCGGAAGCGCCCACCCCCACCGCGCACGACGCGCTGATTGCGGAGGCGCTATCTGAGCGAACTGAAAAAATGATTTCGCACCTGCGGTTTCAGAAGGAAAAGAATCCGAACTCGGTCACATGGGAAGGCGAGTGCGTGCTTGAGCTTGCCGACGCCCTCACCACCGAGCCTTACCGCCACGCACTAGAGCAACGGCTTATCGGCTCCAACTTGCCCGGCCTGACTGGCGATGCTGACGCCGACCTTATGCGCTTCGTGCTTCACGAACAGGAGATTGCTGGTTACTTCTGTGGGCAACTTGAGAAAGATCTCACCGCCGAGCGGGCCGCGCGGGTGGCGGCGGAGAAGGCCAGTATCGGGTGCTTGAGCGAGCGTGACCTTTGGTGCAGGGAGGCTAGGGCGGCATACGACAGGCGGGACGCCGCCATCGCACGCGCCGAGCGGGCGGAGCGGAAGCGGGATGAGGCGCAAATTGCGTGCGGTCAGGCAATGGGCGCAACAAACGGACTGAAGCCGTCAATTGACGAGGAGTGGTCCGTGTTGGGTGAGGCGGTTGCGACGTTGTACGCGGATCGCGTTGCTGTGGGGATGGAGTTGGAAAGGCTGATTGGTGGCCTATACGACATTGCCGAGGGTGATTGCTCTTACGGTGACAATTGCCCGGGTGGCCAGTCGGGAAAGCATGGGCAGTGTCATGTGTGCCATTGCCGGGAAGTCCTTGGGATAACGGCGGAGCAGGCGTTGACCTTGGGCGGGCCGCGATATGTCGCGCGGGCTGCGGCGGTGGAACGCGAGGCCGAGACACGCAAGCACTGTGACGCTGCCCGCGCCGCACGAGAGGCTTTCGAGAATGACGTGGACACGCTGACTGCCGAGCGGGACGCCGCCATCGCACGCGCCGAGCGGGCGGAGGCGTCTGAGAAGCGATTTAGCGACGAGGTTTCAGCCGCGT